ATTCTTGTCAAGGCGGCGATGGAGGAGACTCTTACGCACGTTTAGATGAAGAAGATTCAGACGGAGATATTCCTATTATTGGATTAACAGGCGCTGGCTATTGGGATTTTAGAGAGTTTGGTGGTATACCAGCAGACAAATCTAGCAACAGTAACGAAAGTGATGTTAACTTTGTTGTGCCGGGAGCCGCGGACTCTGGTAATATGTACACAGTTATTGCAGAATTTCAAAAAATCTATTAATAATGATTAATAGGTCTTCTATGCCACAGCAAATATCTAAACCCGGTCAAAAAAAGAAGTTTCTTAAAAAAAAGAAAAAGAAAAAGAAAAAGGTGAAGAATGGCAACATCAAATACTAATACTTTTGATTTAGATGTTGATCAAATTATTGAGGAAGCATTTGAAAGATGCGGAATTAATTCTAGATCTGGTTACGATTTAAAAAGCGCAAGACGTTCTTTAAATATCATGTTAGCTGAATGGGCTAACAGAGGTATTAATCTTTGGACTGTTGAGCTTAGAACTAAAACATTAACAGGAAGTACAACAAGTTATACGCTTGATAGTGATCTTATTGATATTTTAGAAGCTGTTATATTTTTAACTAGTGATACAACAACTGACATTGAAGTTGATAGAATTAGTAGAGCAGAATATTTGAACATATCAAAGAAGTCCCAAACAGGAACACCTGTACAATACTTTTTGGAAAGAGGAGCTTCAACTCCTACGTTGTATTTATATCCTACACCAGATGGTGCACACACTTTCAAATACTACGGTTTGACAAAAATACAGGATGCTGGTGACTATAACGATCAAATAGAAGTTCCTACAAGATTTATACCATGTTTAACTTCTGGTTTAGCTTACTATGTGTCAGTTAAAAAAGCACCAGAGAGAACACCTTTACTAAAACAATTATATGAAGAAGAATGGCAACGTGCTTCTGAAGAAGATAGACCACGTTCCAGTTTCTTTGCTACACCAGAGCGAGGATATATTTAATGGCACATGCATCTGGTAAATACTCAAATGCAATATCTGATCGTAGTGGTATGGAGTTTCCTTACAAAGAAATGGTCAAAGAGTGGAATGGTTCTTTGGTTCATAAATCTGAGTTTGAAGCTAAACATCCACAGCTTGAAAGACAACGCCACGCGGCTGATGCACAAAGTATAAAAAATGCTAGACCAGACAGACTAGAACCAATGACAGTATTTGTAGGCGGCGCTGGTTTTTTTGAGCATAATAACTCAATGGAAAAGAGTACAAAAAATTCACCCTTTGTTGGACTAACAGTGGGTAATGTAACAGTGAGTATATCATAATGGCAACAACTTATTCAGAACTAGTTACACAAATAAGAAACTATACAGAGGTAGACAGCAACGTTCTATCTGACACAATAATTAATGATTTTATTGAACATGCAGAAAACAGAATATTTAGAGACGTTGATTTAGATGTTTTTAAATCACATCAATCTGCTAATTTAACAGCAAGTAATGCTTTCTTATCTTTGCCGGGTGGCGCGTCTCCAGATCCAACATCGCTTGGAACCGTAAGACATATGCAAATATTTGCACCATCTGGAACATCAAGGACATTTTTAGAACAACGCGATATTAGTTATATGAACGAATATTGGCCAGACAGAACTTCTACAGGCACCCCTAGATACTGGGCATGGTGGGATCATAACACAATTTATGTTGCACCAACACCAGATGTAGCGTATAACGTAGAATTATCAATTACTAGATTACCAACAAGACTGTCTAGTACTAATACAACCTCTTGGTTGGGTAATAATTCTCCGGCATTATTACTTTATGGATGTCTTGCAGAAGCCTTCAAATTCTTGAAGGGACCAGCGGAAATGCTGCAATTATATGAACAATCATATCAACGTGCTCTTCAAGAGTTAGTCATAGAACAACAAGGAAGACACCGAAGAGATGAATATATGCACGGGGCGTTACGTACTCCTCTGCAATCACAAAACCCATAGGAGGATAAAACATGGCTATAACTCAAGCTGTATGTACAAGCTTCAAGCAAGAATTATTAGTTGGTACGCATAACTTTACAGCGACAACTGGTGATACTTTCAAAATTGCATTGTACACAAGTTCTGCTTCTTTGGATGCAACCACAACTGCTTATTCAAGCTCAAACGAAGTTTCAAACTCTGGAACATATACTGCTACGGGTGGAACACTAACAAGTGTAACTCCAACTACAAGTGGTACAACTGCTATCTGTGATTTTTCTGACGTATCTTTTACATCAGCGACTATCACTGCTAGAGGAGCTTTAATATTTAACAGTTCACAATCTAATAAAGCTGTTGCTGTTTTAGATTTTGGTGGCGATAAGACATCTACAAGTGGAACATTTACAATTCAGTTTCCAACAGCCGATGCAAGTAACGCTATATTACGATTAGCATAGGAGAAAATAAATGGCTTTAGTCATTAATGATCGTGTAAAAGAAACAACAACTACCACAGGCACAGGAGCCGTTGCTCTTGCTGGTGCGGTAACTGGCTTTGAAACTTTTGCTGCTGGTGTAGGTAATAGTAATACAACGTATTATGCTATCGTTCATCAAACAGAAAATGAGTTTGAAGTAGGTCTAGGTACGCTAGATGGTGATAGTTCTGATCTTACACGTACAACAGTCATATCCTCTTCTAACAGTGACAGTGCGGTTGATTTTGCAGCAGGCACAAAAGATGTTTTTTGTACAATACCTGCAAGTAAATTAATATTTGAAGATGCAAATAACGATGTAACAATAGGTCGTAATCTAACTGTTACTGGTGATTTAACAATCACTGGTGATGACCTTACAATGAATACTAACACCAGTGGTGCCGCTCTCATTGGTGATGGGACAAACTTTAATCCTGTTGCTATATCTGGTGATATAAGCATAGCAGCAAACGGAACAGCAGCGATTGGTTCCGGTGTTATTGTTAATGCGGATATTAATAGTTCTGCCGCAATAGCAATGTCTAAAACTGCTTTTACAGCAGGAACTGGTGTAAGTTTATCAACGAACACACTAAGTGTAGATGCGGCACAAACAGGAATTACATCTATTTTAGCAACAGATGTTAAAATAGGTGAAGACGATGAAACAAAAATAGATTTTGAAACTGCTGATACAATTAATTTTTATGCAGGAAATGAAAAACAATTAATACTTACAGACGGTGCTTTAACACCGGGTGCTGATAACATACTTGACCTTGGTAGTAGTAGTGTTGAATTTAAAGATGCATATTTTGATGGCACTGTAACAGCGGATGCTTTTGCAGGTCCTTTAACTGGTGATGTTACTGGTAATGTATCTGGAACAGCAGCAACGGTAACTGGTGCGGCTCAATCAAATATTACTTCTTTAGGAACACTGACAACACTTACTGTTGATAACGTAATTGTTAATGGAACAACAATTGGACACACTGATGATACAGATTTAATTACTTTAGCAGATGGTGTTGCAACTGTGGCTGGTGAAATATCAGTAACCACATTAGATATTGGTGGAACTAATGTAGCGGCAACTGCGGCAGAATTAAATATTATGGATGGTGGCACTGCGGCTTCATCAATAACATTAGCAGATGCAGATAGATTAGTAACAAACGATGATGGTACAATGAAACAAGTAGCATTATCTACATTAAAAACATATTTAACTAGTGCAGGGTTTTCTAGCGAAGACCCAACAGCACTGGCAATCGCATTAGGATAATAGGAGGGTAAATGGCTAATACTTTTAAAGTAGTAACCAAAGCAGGTGTGACAAGTTCCGATGATATCTATACGGTAGCAAGTTCTACAACGACTGTAGTTCTTGGTATCATGGTAGGTAACACAACAACTGGTCAGATCACTGCTTCAGTTACACTGACCTCAGATACTTCTAACAGAGCAGGAGCAAATAATGAAGCCAACCAAGCGGTTGAACTCGTTACTAATGCGCCGATTCCTGTTGGCGGTACTCTTGAGCTGCTTGCAGGTAACAAAGTCGTAATGGAAGCTACCGATGTGCTATCACTAGCAGCATCTGGTGCAGCGGACATTTGCGTGTCAATCATGGAGATAACGTAAGATGGCATATGTAGGTACACCTATAGATACCAGAAACCAATTTCAATCTCTTCAAGGTAAGAGGTTTAGTGGTGATGGAAGTACAACTGCATTTACTTTAGATGTAGCGCCTTCATCTACTTTAGATATAGAAGTATTTGTTGGTAATGTACGTCAAAGGCACTTTATCTGGAACAACACTATCGTTTACTGGTGCTCCTCCTAGCGGCACAAACAATATTTATGTTGTTCATCAAGCTAAAGCTGTGGGAACTATTAATCCGGGTGCAAATTCTGTTGGAGTAACAGAACTTAATCTTTCTGATGGTTCTAATGGTCAAGTTTTACAAACTAATGGAAGCGGAACTTTAAGTTTTGCTACAGTAGATACTTCGTCTGCTACAGACTCTTTTACAATAAGTGGGTCAACGCCAACACTAACAATAGGTGATGCAGGAGCAGAAGATACTAAAATAGTATTTGATGGTAATGCACAAGATTATCATGTTGGATTAGATGACTCCGCTGACACTTTGGTAATAGGTAAAGGCAGTACTTTAGGTACAACTTCGCACATAGTTACAGATGCTAATGGTCATGTAACAATGCCATTACAATCTTTTTTTGTTGCTACACCGACTAGTAACAGTTCCCAAATAGCG